GTAAGAGAGGCTATTGCTAATCTACTAGAGCGCAATGCTCCTAACATGGATAGATGGCTAAATGAGGTAGCTGACAAGGATCCTCATAAGGCATTGGACATTATCCAGAAGCTCTCTGAGTACCACATACCTAAGTTGGCTAGAACTGAGGTTACTGGCCTTGATGGTGCTCCTCAACAGCACGTGGTTACATGGCAGAAGTAATCGAGATTGCTTACAAGCCAAGGGATCAGCAGCTAAAGATCCATGAGGCAGTAGATAACCACAGATTTACGGTGGTAGTGGCCCATCGCCGTATGGGCAAGACTGTAAGCGCTATCAATCACTTGATAAAGGCTGCCATTGAGTGCAAGAAACCAAACCCACGATTTGCCTATATTGCTCCTACTTACGCTCAGTCTAAGCGTGTCGCTTGGGACTATCTGCTTGAGTTCACTCGCCCTTTGGGAGCTACTGCAAATATCTCGGAGCTACGGGTTGACTTCTGGGGAAGACGGATTAGTCTTTATGGTTCTGATAACGCTGATAGCTTGCGTGGTCAATACTTTGATGGTGTTGTACTGGATGAGATCGGAGATCAAAACCCTAAAATCTGGAACGAGGTCATCAGGCCAGCCCTAGCAGATAGGAATACAGACGATGCTCCTACGTGGTGTCTCTTTATTGGTACGCCTAAGGGTAAGAACCATTTTGCTGACTTTAGGGATCGCGCACAGACAGCGGAAGGCTGGAAGCTACTTGAGTTCAGAGCCAGTGAGACAGGAATCCTCAGCGACAAAGAACTCTGGGGCGCTCGTAAAGAGATGGGCGAAGACAAGTACCAGCAGGAGTTTGAGTGTTCCTTTAACGCAGCAGTCGAGGGTAGTTATTATGGTCAGATTATTAACGATCTCGAAGCCAAGGGCAGAATCACGACTATTGATCGGGATGACCTTTGCCGGTCTTTTGTTGCTTGGGATCTCGGTATGGGTGACTCTACGTGCCTATTTGTTGCTCAGTTGGCTGGCAAAGAGGTTAGGCTTATCGATTGCGTCGAGAACCACGGAGTCGGTCTGGACTGGTATGTATCCTGGCTCAGAGAAAACAAGTACGAAGGCTTTGCACAGATACTCCCGCACGATGTGGAGGTAAGGGAGCTAGGCACTGGTCGCAGCCGTAAGGAAGTATTGCAGGAGGCAGGGTTGGACATTACGGTTGCGCCTCGACTGTCTATAGCTGATGGCATACAAGCTGTCAGACGCTTGCTCCCACGTTGCTGGTTTGACCACAAGACTAAGGCTGGACTAGACGCTATCCGGAACTATCGTCGGGAATATAACGAGAAGCAACAGGTCTTCTACGACAAGCCATTACACGACTGGTCTAGCCACTACTCAGATGCCTTCAGATACTTGGCGATTGGGCTTGACGAAAGCGATGATTCGTGGTCATCAGACTTGCCTATCAATACTAAATGGGTTGTATAATAAGCAAAATTCTTGCAAGGGTTTGCTATGAAGATGGATGAAGGCCAGATCAAGGGCATACTTGAAGCCGAAATAGATAACAGTATCGGCTACATTGAAACAGAGACCACAGAAGAACGTCGTAGAGCGTTGGATTATTACCTGCGTAACCCGTATGGTAATGAGGTAGAAGGCCGTAGCCAGATAGTGACGGGGGAAGTAGCTGAAGCTATTGATGGTGCATTGCCACAACTTATCCGAGTATTCACGACTACTGAGGATATTGTCTATTTCGAGCCTAAGACTGCCAATGATGAGGAGTCTGCTAAACAGGCCACAGATTACTGTAACTGGGTGTTCTACCGTGAGAACGAGGGTCTGCTGATCCTGCACAACTGGTTCAAAGATGCCCTGCTGCAAAAGGTTGGCGTAGTTAAGTCCTATTGGGATGCTAAGGAAGACGTTACCAAAGAGAAATACCAGAGCTTGACTGAGGATGAGATGGCTCTCTTGTTGTCTGATGAGTCGCTAGAAGTAGTCAGGCAGAGCGTAGAGATGGTTCCGGCTGGCGTGGATATGATGGGTATGCCTATCGAGGCTCCGTCTTACTCTGTGACTGTCAAGCGGGTTAATAAGTACGGCTGTGTGAAGATTGAGAATGTCCCTCCTGAAGAGTTCCTGATTTCCAAGGCTGCTCGGAATATCGAGGATGCTCCTTTTGTAGCTCATCGTAAGCTAATGCAGCGGTCAGAGTTGATTGCGCTTGGCTACGACAAAGACATCGTAGATGAGCTACCTTCTTATGATGACCTGTCGTTCAGCCCTGAGCGTATTGCTCGGTTTAACGAGGGTGAACAGCCAGACGAAGCACAGAGCCTAGATCCTGCCATGCAGACGGTTGAGGTATACGAGTGCTATATTCGGATTGACGAGGATGAAGACGGTATTGCCGAGTTGCATCGTATCGTTTACTGTGGTTCGGAGATCCTTGAAGATGAAGAATGCGACTATATTCCGTTCCATAGCATCTGCCCTATACCGATTCCGCATACGTTTTTCGGACAGTCTTTGGCAGATCGGACTATGGACATCCAGCTTATCAAGTCCACTATTACTCGTCAGTCTCTGGATAACCTCTACCTGACGAACAATAATCGGGTTGGTGCTGTTGATGGCCAGGTGAATCTGGATGACCTGCTGAATGCGACTCCTGGCGGTATTGTCCGGATGAAGAACCCTAACGCTCTGGTTCCGTTGCAGGTGCAGTCTACTTTTGGTCAGGCTATGCCAATGCTGGAGTACATGGACTCCGTACAGGCCAAGCGTACTGGTGTTAATGATGCCCAGCAGGGTATGGATCCAGACGTATTGTCTAACGTTACGGCTGCTGCTGTGGCTGCGATGATGAAGTCTAACTCTGGCAAGCTGGAGTTGATTGCTCGTATCTTTGCTGAGACAGGCGTTAAGAGCTTGTTTAAGGGCATTCTGTACCTGCTAGGCAAGTATCAGGACAAGGCTAAGATAGTCCGTATGCGTGGCAAGTATGTACAGTTTGATCCTCGTACATGGTCGAATGAGTACGATGTATCGGTCAATGTCGGACTTGGTTCAGGTGACAGGGATCAGAAGCTAACCATGTTGCAGATGGTTCTTGCCAAGCAGGAACAGATTATTCAGCAGTATGGCCCTGCCAATCCTTTGGTTACAGTGGGTCAGTACCGCAACACATTGGCTAGGTTCATTGAGGCGGCAGGGTTTAAGGACGCTACAGCCTTTATGAATGAGATTACGCCTGAGATGGATGCTCAATTATCGCAGCCAAAGCCACCTACTCCTGATGCCCAGGCTGAGGTAGCTCAAATGCTGATGCAGGTAGAGCGTGAGAAGACACAGGCTAAGTCGCAGATTGATGCCGCTAAGTTGGATTTGGAACGTCAGACGCTAGAGGCTGAGTTCACTCGCAAGGGCATTGAGATGCAGATGAAGAACCAGAAGGATCAGGCCGAGATTCGGATTAAGGAAGCTCAGTTAGCAGTCCAGCAACTGCAAGCGGTTTTGGCTATGGATCTGGCTGATGAAGATAGCCGTAACAAACAGGCTGAGATTGTCTTGAAAGCAATTAGAGAGCTAGGGAGCTTGACTGGTGGATAAAGCACAGTGGGCTATTAACCTGCTACGTGAACCTATGTGGCAGGAGATGATGGAAGACCTCCGAGGCACAGAGCTTAACAAATTTGTTAATAGTAATTATGGTGAGACTGAGATTAGGGAACAAGCGTATATGCGCCTCCGAGTCTTGGAATCTGTTGAATCCTATCTTGAAGGTGTCGCTGCTCAGAAGATGATCGACGAGAAAAGGATGAAGATTTTGTTAGAAACGATTGTAGAGATAGAATATTAAAATTAGAAGCTTTACTTGAAGAAAGTTCCTCAGAAAAAGATGAAATGAGACAACTTATTTTATCTCTTACTGAAAAGGTTTCTGCATTAACAGTCAAGGTCGACTTTCTACAAAGAGAAAATTCAGAGTTACATTCATTACTCAATAAAAATTCTTTATGAGAAAATTAATTACACTGACTGAATCTGAACTTGTTAGGTTTATTGGAGAAATTATTGGAGAGCAGACAGGACTTGGAATAACTAATATGGCAAATTCCAGAGGATACGAAGATGATTTAGAAAAAAAATTTCCATGTGTACCAAGAACTGTTCTTTTGTTCGTTGATTTTGTAATGAAACATGAAAAAAAATTGACCACAGAATTGGGTATTGATCGAAATACTTTGATTTTGTTGACAAAAATCTCAGTTGGTATTTTAGGTAGAGAAACAAAATTTGGAATGAGTACTGAAAAGAAAGATTTTTATGCGGAGATAGTAAAACAATTAGGGTTGGGAAAACTATTAGATGGTTATTTGAGAAAAAAATTTCCAAGTAAAACTCCAAGCTTAGGTATGGGCCAATTTACTAAACCAAATTGGGATAAATACAATTTGGACAAAAAGGTTGGAGACTATAACCGATCTTTCAATCAGGTTGACCAAGGTTTGGGTATCTTGTATAGTGTATTTGATCGTTATAACAAAGCGATAAAAAATGGACTAACAAAAAATTCGTCAGTTAATCCTATACTATCAAAATATGGTATAATCAACAACATAAATGGTACAGGAAATCATGCACTCGACATGGCAATACTTTCTCATAATATGCCAGAGAATAAAATACTTTTTCCTTACTGTACCACAAATCACGAACTTTATGCCGCACCTTGTTATAAAACAAAACATAAACCATTTGAAACACCTCAATCCTTCAATCCAAACTCAAAATTGTTACAAAGAGTTAAAAACCCAAAACTCAAAGAGTTTCCTGGTGAATTGACAGTAAACCGTAATGATGTAATTAAAAATTATTTTCCCAATTTATCGGGACCCAAACATACCGCCATAGGTTATCTTTAAGAAGTTGTCAATTACATAAAAAAATTAGGGTGTATTAAAT